GCCGTAGACGATTGGAATAATCAAAAGCCGTCACATAAAGAGGTTGCAGAATGGTTGCACGAGCGTTACTGCCAGTCGAGCAAGGACAACCCATTAGAAAATCCTACACTTCATTTTGAAATGCCAACAGATGATGCAGATTATCTTTATACTATTGGATGGACTAGCCCAATAGATTTCAATTTATCACGAAAGAAGAAAAAGCAAATCAACGGCGTTGCTTGCTTTATTGCAGGGGGTTTATTCTCCGTGTTATTGGCCGCATTGTTTAACTGGATATTCTAGCCATGAGCGAAAGCAAGAAAAACGACAGACAAGACAACAAACCCCGTTGGGAGTTGTTGCCGCTTCACCTTCTGGAGCATGTAGTCGATGTTTATACAGCCGGTGCAGTGAAATACGGACCGAACCAATGGCAGAACTTACCAGACGGTTACGACCGCTATAAGGCCGCGTTGTTTAGGCATCTACTCGCTTTTGAAAAGGGTGAAACCAGAGACCCCGAAACCGGGTGTTTACACCTTGCGCAAGTGGTTTGGAACGCTATTGCGATGTTGCACTTTTCGTTGAAGAAATCATGAAAACAACAGCAGTATTTGAAAAGAATATCCGATGCTACAACGCCGGTGCGCGACTGATAGCAAACAAAGGCGGTGCTCGAAGCTCAAAGACTTTCAGCATCCTGCAACTCCTTTTGCTTATCGCCATCAAGTCACCCAGACCGCTTTTGATTTCGGTTGTGTCTGAGTCGTTCCCGCATCTGAAAAAGGGTTGCTTGCGTGACTTCTGCATCATTCTGGAAACGGAGGGTATGCGTGAAGGTGTGGATTACACCTACAACCGCACCGATTCCATTTTTAAGATTGGCAAATGTCAGATGGAGTTTTTCAGCGCCGATAGCCCCGGAAAGGTACATGGCCCCCAACGCGATATTTTGTTTATCAACGAAGCGAACCACATACCCTATGAAGTTTATCGACAGCTCGCTATCAGAACATCCCAGACGATATTTATTGACTGGAATCCGGCTGCGGAATTTTGGTTTGAAGAAGAAAATCTGCATCTGAAAGCCGATACCGAAACGCTTCATTCCACCTACAAGGACAACGGTTTTCTTTCACCTCAGCAAGTGAAGGAAATCGAGAGCAACCAACACAATGAAAACTGGTGGAGGGTTTACGGGCTTGGTCTCACGGGCGTTTATGAGGGTCTAATTTACTCGAATTGGGTGCAGGTTAACGAGTTACCCAGAGAGGTTAAAAAGTCGTGGTGTGGTCTTGACTTTGGGTTTACCAACGACCCCACGAGCCTTATTTATGTAGCGTTGCAAGGTGGTGAACTCTGGATAGATGAACTGGTTTACGAACCCGGTTTGACAAACCCGGCCATTGCCACCAGAGCAAAGCAGACACCGGCTAAATCCTTGCAGATTGTAGCGGATTCGGCGGAACCGAAAAGTATTGCCGAACTTAAAACCTTTGGTCTTATGATGGAGGATGCTAAGAAAGGGCCTGATTCCATTCTTCACGGCATCGAAATCCTTCAGCGTTACAAATGGAATGTGACCGCCCAAAGCTTAAACGTAATCCGTGAACTTCGCAACTACCAATGGAAGACCGACAAACAGACGGGTAAGCAGTTAAACCAACCGATAGACGGGTTTAACCACGCCTTAGACGCTATACGTTACGTTGCGTTAAACAAGCTCGATGAAGCCAAACAGACACGCCGCCGTGCTCCGGTTGGACGGTTGAAACAGTAACATAAAACACTTTGAAATATGGAAGAATCACGACAAAACAAGGGAGGAAGACCGGTTCAGGAAGCTAAAAAGGACAAAACATTTTCTATCCGAATAGACAGCCAAGCATACGCAAAAATCGTTGAGCGTTGCACAAAAATGGGTTATAAATCGCTTACATCCTACGCCGTTGACATGTTGACGGGTGCGGGTTCTGGACTAAAAAAATACACCCCGTTTAATCCAGACATCGAACGGCTTTTCTGCGATGTTGAAGAATCCTTGAAATATGCTTTAAGTCTGCAAAAGCGAAGCGTCAAAGTTCTGGATGATGATACGTTAGAAGAGTTACGCGAAGAAATTTCACATTTCAAAATATTCGTAGCAAAGAAAGCGGAAAAGCTATTGGAAAGAGTGCGAGACGAACATTTTAACCAAAATTTACCATGATTATAGAAGTACATAGGTCACACGAAATGAACGGTTTGGGCTACAACCTAAAGAAGCTCCACGAGTGCAAAGCCGAAATCATTGCAACAAAATGGATTCCCAAAGATGCAACCGGTGAAGAAATAGCGGCCATTCTTCAAGCCAATGTTTTGAACCGAAAGACTGCAAAGCCTTATGCACATCTAAACATTAATCCGGCTATAGAAGATTGGCAAAACGGTTTGACAGTGGAACAACTGGCGGAAATATCAGTAGAAGCCGTTGAAAAGCTTTTTCCGAACGTCCCATACCTGATTTTCGTACATAAGGACATTTCGCGTTGGCACGCTCACGCCGTTTGTCCTTGCATAACAAGGGACGGAACTTTAATTTCAGACCGCTTCGAGTGGAACCGGGCAATGAAAGTAAGCCGGGAACTGGAGATAAAGTACAATCTGGAACGTGCTTTGCAACATACAGACGAACGCCGAATCAGTAGAGCCGAACCGATACAATATGAAGACGGTGATTTAGCCAGAAAGGTCGGTGACGTTATCGCCCTGGCTAAGACTTACAGCTTTACCAGAATCGGCGAACTTGACGCATTCCTACGATTGTATAATGTGACGGTTGAACAACTCGACAATGACAAAAAACGCGGTTTGACATACTCCATCCTGAAAGACGGTCAGCGCGTAGGTCGTCCGATGATTGCGACAAAGGTACACGGAGCCAGTTTGTCGGCTATTGAAAAGCACATGAAGCAGTTCAATGACTCTCAAAAAATGCTGCAAAATCGGGCATTGATTAAACCAAAACTTGATGAAGCACTTCAATTTGCATCAAATTTCGAAGAGTTTAAAAACTGTCTGGAAACAATGCAAATCCGAGTTGTTGAAAGAATCGGACGCGAAGGAAACGTTTTAGGCATTACTTATGTCGATGATGAAAACAAAGTCATTGCAAACGGTAGTAATATCGGACGGGAATACAGCTATGCAAACATTATGAAAAACTGGCCACAAAAGATTTGCCATTTGGCAAATATGTATGCAGAATTTTACAAAAAGCAGGATGTTGAAATTGTTACCCTAAGGGAAGAAATTACCGAAGAAGAAAAGGAAGTAATATATTCTCCGATGATATTAGTCGGCGGCTCTAAACGCAAGAAAAGAAGAAGGTAAAAAAACAAGCGGGGAAGGAAAAACCGACCCCGCTTATAACTTATTCGACTTTAAAACAACGATATTCCATGAAAAAAGTACCTTCTTCCTGACCGCCTACCATAATGCCATATTCGCCCGGTTCAAGATTTGCGGTCAATTTATAAGATGATTCGCCAAACTTTTCACCAGTAAAAGGTAAGCTTTCAGGCAGACCGACATCTGAACCACTAATAAGGGATGTTTTTCCCATATAAGCACGGCGTTCCTTTTTCTTTACTTCAAACTTTACAATCGACATAATGCTTGTAGGGTCTTTTTCGTTACCGTCACTTCGTACAATAAACTGGATAGGGTTATTTTTTGCAGATATAACGACACTGGACGCAGCACCCTTTACAATCATATAAGATTTAATAGCTCCTACGACTGGAACCATTGAACCAAGACCGGATTTCGTCTTCAATGTTGCCTTTTCGGATATTAGTTTAGTAGTCGTAGAGTCCGGATTTATAACAACGACCTCGCCAACAAAATCAGGTTCCTTGATACCTTGTGCCATGATTGTTGTGCATGCGAAAAAGGCAATAGCCAAAATAGAAAAAATCTTTTTCATAATATTTTTTTATTACTTGTTGTTTTTCGTTTTAAAATAATTCAACATCTTCTTATCTGCTTCTTTTTTAAGCCAAACACCCTCTTTGTCAAAAACAAAACCGTCAAATTCTGTCTGTCGTCCGAGCAACGGTATCATTGCAGAAATTCTACAAAGAAAGAATTTACCCAAAACTTCATCAGATTTCATTGAAGAATACTTTTCAATTATCTTGTCGCTTTCTTGGATTTCCTTCAATTCAGCTTCCAGCCTTTTCAACTCTTTTCTGTCTGATTCCTCACTAAAATTAAAAAACGAACGCAATTTCTTTCGTGTCTTTTCTATATCTTTTTCAATTTCACTTTGTTCTGATTGCCAAATTTTTAGAATCTCTATACTATCCGCAACGGTTATAGGTGTTACCGACATAGAATCTATTATTACGTTGTAATCACTTATAAATAATTCAGGAGTCGTTCGGTTCTTCTTTGCTAACAGTTCAATCGTCTTTTCCTTGTAATTATCCAAATTCTCACCTCCACAAGCTGCCATCGTCATACAGACTACGAGCAGCAAAAAATACTTCATAGCTTTCATAATATCCTATTATTATCTTGATATGTGTACGCCGGTGAACTTAACTACTCCTTTTTCGGTCTTTCCGTAAGTACCACTGTAATTAATTGTCAAGGATGAGAGATAAACACTTGTATTAGGTACATTTTGAACAATCGCCTTTATGTTGACTGGAGTATTTGGAGCTAAATTAGACAAGTCCGGATTGTCGTCAGCACTTTTAACGTAGTAAACATTATTCCCTAAATTACTGTTAGAATCGACCGCAGAACCAATGTTAAAGCCTAAGCCTACTTTGTGTGGACGACCTGAATTGTTTGTAACACGTAATGTTACGACTACATCGCCAGTGTCAGCGTTTGGAGAAACTTTCACAATATCCCACTGGATATTATTAACGTCAGTTACACTTGATAATGTTTTGATGTTGAGTTGTTCCACCAAATTAACATTTTCAGTGATTACACGTTCCAGATTGGCTTCCAACTTGGCAACTTTTTGAGATAGTGCATTTACTTGGCTTTCCAACTTTGCCAAATCTGCCTTTGTTGCATTTTGAGCTGAAAGGCTACCGCAAGCGACCAATGCGATTGCAGCAAAAATACTTCTGACTTTCATAAAAAAAATAAAGGTGAATCCCAGTCCCAAAGACCCAATAATATACAAAAGAAGCGTGGAACTGCAATGCCACGTCTTCAAATGAAGGTCCTGAGAAAACCCGCGCAAACAGATATGGGAATAGCAGCCCACGCATATAGCGTAGGAACCACTATGCTTGCATCTTGTTTGCTTTTGAAAATTTCTCAGGTTTTCATTTGCAAGAATTTAGCATAACGCTTCTACAAAAATCTAAAAAAGAGTTGACCGAAATCAACCCGGTACAAAGATAGGTGTTTTCAAGCTTGGTTGTACCGGTTTGCTTAAAAAATAGGGAAAATCCCTAAAAAAGGGGAAAATTCCCCTTCGAATAGGTGTTTTACAGCATAAAAAAAAGAGGCTCGAAAGCCTCCTTTCATCATTTAACCGCCAATGGCGTTTGCTTCTGCCTCTGCCTCAGCTTCCAGACGTGCCCGGATTTCTTCGGCTTCCGCATCCGTGATTTCAGACCAGTTTTCAACTGAGTCAGTAGCGGAAAGATATACTTTCTTTCCCATAGTTCTGCCGTCCTTGTTGATTAAGGTGTGACCTTCGGCGGCTTGAATCATCGTAATTTCTACTTTCTTTGTTTCCATATTATTACCTTTTATTCGTTATGCACTCACTACACTAAATCCCTTTTCCGTTGCAATGGCTATTTCATCTTCTGTCAGCTGTGCGAACACATCCGCATGAAGCGTGATTGTCGGCGATGTTGTTACCGTTTGAGCGTTCTCGAAGAGGTATAAAACCGACTCTTTGGAAAGAAGCGGGCTGTCCGAAAACGAAACAGACGTTTTCAAACCATTTATTAGACATGTTTTCAACGAAGAACAATCCCTAAACATATATTCTGAGGTATGGGTTCCAGGGCTGACAGATGTCATGTCAAGGAATGGGATTGTTTCCAACAAACTGCACTTGTCAAACATATAGTGCATTTTTGCAGAATTTTGGGTTTCAAGCCTCGGAACTTCAATCAAGCTTTGGCATTGATTAAACAAATGTCCAGTATTGGTTGCTTTTCTTAAATCCAAAGCTGGGACGGATTGAAGATTCTTACAACCAGAGAATAAAGTCAAAACAGAAGTTGCTTTTTCTGTGTTCAAATCTGGGACGTTTAACAAAGACTCGCATTTATGGAACATAGCATCTAAAGTCGTTGCAGAAGATGTGTCAATGTCAGGTATTTCTACAAGTGCTGTGCATCCGTTAAACAAATTCGACAAATCATAACCTTTTATCGTTCCAACCAAATTAATCGTTTTTAATGCAGAACATCCCTGAAATGCAGCTTCAAAGCTTGTACTATCCCCGATGAGCAATAATGGAATTTCGACAAGACTGGAGCACCCGTAAAACATTTCCCTCATATCAGTAGCGTTTGGAGCGTTAATTTTCGGAACTTCAGTTATCGAAGAGCAATTATAAAACATTTGAACTAAATTTTTAGCCTCGCCAAGGTTAAATTGAACCGGCAAAGTTTCAAGTTTCCGGCAACCGTAGAAAAGACCCTCAGCAGATGTAATCTTAGACATATCCACGTCTGGAAACTCTAATATATCTTTATTAGAGATTTTAATCGTAAAACCACTAATATTTACACAGTCCAAATCAAAAAGCGTAAGTTCTTTTTCTTGCGATGCACCGCCTCCGCCACCGGCAGAAACGGGACCTAAACCTATCGTCAACATATTACAAACCTACTTGGATGTTAGTAATTTCGGCGTTCGCCTGAATTTCATCAATGATTTCAGGATTCCAACCGGGATAGAATGTAGTTTCGACATACTGACCTTCCGGCATGTCGAACATGTGAACTGAAAGCGTCACAGCCTCAGAACCGTTGTTCTTCACGTTTACCGGTTCGCTACCCTTGTAGCCTACCGACATATCCACGTTTCTAATTTCGCCGATGTTTGCGGCATCTGATGTTCCTCTTCTACTCATAATTATTTGAATTTAAAGATTAGTATTGCAATTATTATTAAAAGTATTGTTTCTTTCCAGTTATTCGGCGGTTCGCTTCGGTCTCGAAAAACTTCCTTTTCTTTGTACACCGTATCTGTTTTGAAAACGGTATCACGAATGATTTTATCTTTCCACTCAATCCGCCACCGGTCTTTGAAAACCGTATCTCCTTTTTCGTGGATGATTACTGAATCACGGATGTAGATACTATCCCGGTGATACTTGTCACGGTATTCTATCCGGGTTTCCGCGTTACTTGTGTTCTGCAAATCCTTTGTAGTTCTGCACCCGGTAAGGATGCACACCAACACAAGGGAAAAGATTATGACAATGAGCTTTTTCATGATAGCAAATGTTTATATTCGTTTTCTGCATCGAAGCACGGACAATCCTTTGCAACCTTCGGCAAATCCCGATGGCCGCAAATGCGGGTAATTGTCGGGTACAACTTTAACGTAGCTTTCAAAAGAACCAACATAGACTTCTTTTGTGCCTCCGTTCGTGTGTCCTTTGGTTTCCGGTTGGCATCCAAACCACCTTCGTAGCAAATACCGATGGAACCGGTATTATAGCCTTTGGCATGTGCTCCAATCTGGTTGAGTGGTCGCCCTTCCTGGACGGTTCCATCTTTGCGAATGTAGTAGTGATAGCCCACATCCACAAAGCCGCGTTTCTTATGGTCGGCTCTCAGGCTTTCCAATGGGTAGGTCATAGCCTCTGGCGTTGCCGAACAATGGATTACGATAGTATTTATCTTTCTCATTTTTCTTTGTCTTTATAGGGTGTTCCCTTGGTTCCACAAAACGGGCAAATACCGTTCGGACTTGCAAATATGCCGTCTGTCTCGCACCAATGCGGCGTAATGCCATGAGCCTTTGCATACTTCAACACGGTCGGTACGTGTGCCCTTGATTTTACTTTCTTTGCCATATTTTTAGCATTTTACTTGTACGTACAACGGTTTGACTACTTTTCCCTTTGGTTGGTCTTCCAACGGCTTAAACTTGATTCCCTTCATCATGCGTCTTTATTTTGGTTGTTGTTATCTTTTATTTCTGATTCATTGATAGCTTCTTTCAGCTCCTTCGACTTGATGCCGATTATCCCGGTCACAAGTTTTGCAATGCTGAAACGCTTCTTTACATCATGGACTTCGCACCAGTTCGTATAAATGGAATCTATTTCTACACAAATGGCAACCAGTACACAAATGGCAGCTACGATTTCATGGTTTACTCCCAACGGTTCACCGATGCCCATGCCCAGAAACCCACCAAGCAGAACGACACAAACGTAGTCCACAATCTTGCAAAGCGTCCTTCGTACAGCTCTGGAAGTCCTGAAATGCTCCCCGCGCTTATGCGATGCGTGACAACCAAACCAGAAATCAACCAGAATCAGCACAAAAGCGGTCAGGAATAACCAACGCATGTCCCAAGCCAAATCAATCAATTCGCCGCCAAATACCACCATCGAGGTACCACGGCCTAAACTTTCCAGATTATCTCTTTCCATACTCTTAGTCCTCCCCGATAACACGGTAAACATTCTTTCGTCTGATGGGCTTTGCATCTTCTGAAATGTAGCCCTTATGTTTGCAGTATTGCAACACCTCACGCATATAGTAGTCTGCAACATCGCGGGTTTCCTTGGCCACAATCTCGCGGTTTTTCTGGTCGGATTTTTGGGAATAGTCGTTCAACTTGTCCACCAGACCGGTACGCGTCAGAATTTCCGTTCCTTGCTTTGCTGCACGGCTGTAGGCATAGAAAGCAAGAGCCTTTTTAAGCCCTGAGAACGTGAAAATTCCGCCGTCCTTGTCTTTGTACCGGCCACCGTCCAGAAGTTCCGCATATTCTTCCGGATGAGCTTGTATCTTATCCAGAAGCTCACAGCCTAACTGAATTTTCAAGTCCACATTTTCCGCTGTCTCAATGAAGCGTTCCAAGTCGGAATCGTCCATGTCCGTAAAGCGGCAAAGTGTTGTTATCTCTTGTGGTTGAATTATCATAGCTTCACGTATTTAAGTGGTTGTGTACTGTAATCGTTTGACGGGTTGCAAGCTTCGTGCCAGTGCTTGAAAACTCTGGTGAACGCCCGTTCAATCATACGCTGTTCTGGCGTTACCATCGCGGCATAAAGCGAATAGGCATCTTCCATCATTTCGGAGCTGAAACCAACGGAGCCGGTGCGGATTCGATAAAATGCTTCTTGATTGAAAGCGGCATAAATACGTTCCGTTGTGCTCTTTTCGGTCACTTCAAACAACTTGTCGTGATTGGCTTTTTGCAATGGCATGATTTCCGGGGCTTTCTCATTCTGACCCACTGAAACCGCCAAAAGCTTGCCGACTGCTTCATCGCCTTGCAGCTTTTCCAACTGGGTTTGAAGTTCGTCCAGTTCCTCTTGAAGTTCATCGTCTGACAAATCCAGACCGTCCACGGGCGAACCCTTTTCAGTGATAACGATACCGGCTGCAACAAATCCATGCCTCACGTCTCTGTACTTGATGTTTGAGATACCTTCATCGGTTGACATGTCGGTTAAAACGCTGTCATAGATGGTCGTAGGGTATTTCATACGTCCTGCACGGGACACATAAAGAATCTGGCCTTTGTAAAATTCAACGCCGCCCGCCTTGATTATCTGGGCTGTTACTACAGCCTTATCCGGGTTGAAAATCGGGAAGCGTTCGCAATTTGCAGCGGTAACGCTCAAACGTTTTTTGTTCTTGGTGCTTTCGCCAGTGTAGTCGGGATGAGTTACCAGTTCGGAAATAAAGCCGTCATCGTCACATTCTGCAAGTCGGATATTCTGGAACGGGAAATGCTGTACTTCCACAATTTCACCGAAAATGTTGTAGTTCACATGCAATGCGAAACCACCATACCGGGCCAAATCATCGCAAACCAGACTATGCAATTCATCTGCCGTTTCACCGGCACGGTTTACAGTATATTCGGAGAATGGAACGTTTAGCAAGCCGTTACCCTTGATGAACTTGGCGTAGCGGTCAAGGCATACAGCCCCGGTCGGGCTGGCCGAAACAATCAGGTCAGCCGTCTGGGGATATAGGTTGTCAGTCCCGTAAGCCAATAAGTTCAGTGAGCTTTGATAGCTCGACTGTACCCGCTTACTCGCTTTCTTTTTCAGTGTTGACGTTTTCATCGTTTACGGATTCCTTAAAGATTCTGATTGCTTCCTGAACTCCACGCCATGCAATAGTATCGCCGTTGGAAAAGACGAAATTCTTCATGCGTTCGCGGATTTCCATCATACCGATGCCACGGCTAAAAGCGTCTTTGATTGCTTCCACAGCCTCGGTCAAATCATCACCTTCGGAACGCTTCACCGGGCCGTTATTTTCTGCTTGTTTCTCTGAAACTTCAATGACTTTCTTTTCAGCGAAATAAGTAGTGTTCGGATATTTTGCCAAATACGCTTCTGCTACCTCATCGGTCAAATTGGCATTTGTGTACACGTTGTTTTGAAACTGCAACACAACGTTATTCTTTAATCTATACTTGCATGGTTTCATAATTCCATAGGTTTTTAATTGTTTTCTGCACATAAACAAGGCATCCAAAAAACGGTCGGAACAATTACACTGTCTGACCTCAGCATTAAGGATGAGCCGTGTCAATTCTTCCACCCTTCTTTTTTCCGGGTACGATAAACCGCCGCCTTTTGTGGCAGCGGCTATCAGGGTTTCAACTTCTTTCAGTAAGTCGTCACGCATTTTCAGTCGGTTTTGTCCAAGCCTTACTTTCGATAAACTTCTTAGTAACGGCTGCGCCGGTGGCTTCCTCTACGGTAGGTTCCAGGAACAAAGCTGCGTGGGCTGCGGATTTTTCAGACAAAGTAATCTTCCAACCACCGTTTGTTTCATCATTCCACTTGTCGTTTTCGCCCGCTGATGCGACCAGACCCTGGTCGAAACCAAAGACTTCAAAAGCATTGTTACCATTTTCGCCCTTACCCTTATTTTCAACGACAAGGATAAATGAAGATTCTGCGTCTGTCAATGGGTTAATCACGTTTTCAACAACTTCTACACCAGAGTCCAAAATGATAATCGGTGCTTCCTTATCCCATGTATTGGAATAAGCACCAACAACTAAAGAAGACTTTAAGCCGTTAAACGGAGTCTTACCGGCAATAACAATAGGGAAAAGAGGCTTTTCAGGCGCATTGTCGTTGAACTCCAAAGCAGTAATCTTTGAGCCTACAACCTTTGAATTAACCAAATCGATATGGTCGCGATTTGCAATCCACCCAGTATGCTCAACTCCCTTTTGAATTTGGCTCTTACAATTCTTTGCAATGCCCGCCGTAATGTATTTTACACATTCGCTCATATTGTTCGGATTTTTTATTAGTTAGAAAAAATTGGAGAAAGGGGGAATTTCACCCCCTCTGTTTAGTATGCAGCGACAATCAAATCGTCTTCAAGCGTCTGAGTGCCGATGGTGTCCTTAGCCTTGTACCAATTTGTACCGGCCTTTTCATCGAAACCGGTGCGGAACTCTTCGAGCGAGTTCTTAGAACCAGTGCCGACCATCAAATCACCCTTTGCACACAAAATGACACGGTGCGGCTTGTTGTAAGTGTCGCCCAAATCTTCGTATTCCGCAATCATCTGGTCCCAAATAGGAACGATAACCACGTCATAACCTGCGTACTTGGACAATTTAACGCCGTCCTTTGCTTCGGTATAAACCATGTCGCCCTGATTATTCTGCTTCAAGTCCCAACGCAATGCCTCTGCAAACGCTTCGGTCATTTTGAAAGAGACGTTTTCCTTTGCACCCAACTTTGGAGACTTCACAGCAATCATTTTGTCCATGATGCCAGTTGCCACGCCCTTCACGTACAAAGCGGAACGTTGTTCAGCCTTAGTAGTCTTGGCGTTTGCTTCAATGGTTACACGCTGCAACGGAGCTGCGGCGGTAATGGCAAAGATGCGCTTAAACAATCCATCGTTGAGGGTGAAATACTTCAAGTCAACGCCGTCAGTGATAACACCGCCATCTGCCTTGTTCTTGGCTTCCTTGTCGTTGAACCAGATAAAACGCCACAACATTTTGTTAACGGCCTTTTCCAAAAGCGGCATAACCAAATCGGTCATGTACTGGTCGCTGGTCATATCTTCGATTGCGATGCCGGTCTTCAAAGACAAACCTTCGAGCTTACCCTTGATGTCGTCATAGCAGAATTCCAAAGGCACAACCCATTCGGCGAGGTCCCACTTCTTTTCGATGCCTTGCAACTGCAACTTTTCGAAAGTTTCGTTACAACCGGCAGATAAACGACCGATAAGGCCGATTTCGCCAACACCGCCGATTTGCTTGCCGTTCTTGGCGTTGCCAATCATGGTGACAATTTCACCGGCAGAACCCAAGATGATAGAAGACAAGAAAATCAATTCCGAAAGTTTCTCAATCAGAGGAACGGGAGCCTCAAAATCTTTCAAATTCTTCATATTCGTATTTGTTTTAAATTATTACTACATTTATTGATAAAGCGAATACTTCTACTTTCTCTCTTAGATACGTGACTTCAAAATTTCACGTTGTTCAGCCAACTTTGCGTCAAGACGTGAGCCGGTAGCCTTTGCCTTTGGGTTGGCATCAACCTTGTAGTTACTGCGAGCCTTGGAAAGCCATGCTTCACCGCCTGCCGCCTTTACGGCTGCCAAGATGCGTGCGTCTTCCTTGCTCTTTGCGTTCGCTTTCAATTCTTTCACTTCTGCTTCAAGTTCAGCAATACGAGTCTGCAAAGCTTCTACATCTTCGTCTGTATCGTCTTCTGTGTTTTCAGCATCGCGGATTTCAGTAATCACGCCGTCTGTTACTACGATAGTTCTGCCATCTGGCATTACATGCTCGCCGTCTGGACTGGCAGCATCACCAACAGCCGGTTCACCCTCTTCACGCTCAACGGTGAGAGTATCGCCGCCCGCGGTTGTCAATTCCATGCCCTGAGTTTCGTCATTCTTGATTACACCCAGAGCCACGCCCAACGCCTTAAATGCCTGGGCTACGGTTTGTTTTTCCTTTTTCATTTCACTTTTGTTATTTGTAGGGTTTAACAAGTCAACACCTTTTGCCGAAATCGGAGCCAGGACTTCACTAATGAAACCTAACTGCTTTGCGATTTCTGGACCAACCAAGAGGCTTTCGCCATCTGGTTTTCCAACGCTTCTGATTCCACGCCGGTACGTTCAACATAAACCGCCAACATTCTTGCTTTTTCCTGAGCCAACACAGCTTGAAGCGAGTTCAACGTATCAGCGTCCAAATCGCGAGCATAACCCGGGATAAACGGAGAATGAATCAGCAACTTTGCATGTGGGTACATTCTGCGTCTCTCTTTTGGAGCGGCCAGCAGAATCACGGTAGCCATAGAACCACACAAGCCTACAACGGTAGCGGTAATTTCCTTTCCAGATGCACGGAGTGCGTCATAGATTGCATAACCCTCGGTTGTGTCACCACCGCAAGAATGTAGCTCAATATCTACATGAGTATCGGTAGGCTCCATCCAGTCGAGGAACGAACGTACATCAGCAAAACTAACGCCACCCTCGCCGGTCAGGTAATAGCTCTGCAAGGCTTCTGCCTCGGTCTTGATTTCCTTATTGATAAATAATTTTGCCATCTTTATAAATCTTTTTGGCAAAAATACCTTAATATAAAAGCGAAGGGAATTACAAAAGAAGAAACCATTTCCCACCAAATCAGGAACTAAGGGGATGGCATAAAATAAAAGGATAAAAAAAGAAATAAAAAAAGAGGCTATCCATCACGGACGGCCTCTTTCAGCAATTAACAGCCAAAAGTCTGTGTCTATTTATTATTCTTATGGCAAGTTCCTTTTCAAAACTCCTAAAATTCGGTAAACAACAGATTTAGATTTCAGACTATATCGGTCTTTGCACAACTCAACAGCATATTTGTGCCCGTGTTCTGCTTTCGCTTTTTCGAAGGTCTCAACCATACCGGCACAACGTCCCAAATCGAGAGAAAGACCGTACATTACCATTATTTTTAGAATGGGTTTGTTTTGCGTTAAAAATTCATCTACCGTCATGCTATTTTGCGTTTTAATTATGCACAAATATACATATTTTGCAGCTGATAGACAAATAGTTAACACAAAACTTGTCATAAACTTGCAAGGCTTTCGACCTGGGCTACCCGCTTTTGTCCTGCGTTGATGTCAACCACCGAAACAACCGGATTTGGCAATGATGCAGCACCACGCATAAACGCACGGGCTAACATTTCTTCACCGGCTACGCTGTTGGCAGTCTCGGTCGCTTGTATTGGAACGCCGCCGCCAATCTGGTTGAAAGCAGACAACACCGGAGCAAACATAGAAGTCGCCGCCGCTGTCAAAACTGATTCACCGTTCGAAAGCATCGCCGGGATGCTGTCAGAGGTTGAAGTTCCTTCGCCGGTCACGGTTCCACCGGTTGCGAACTTTGCAGCCTTGACGGTCTTTGTAGCTGTTGCGATGTTGGCTAAGATGGTGGCTACCGTTGTTGCGATTGCAGCAAGGTTAGCAGGGAACGGTACGGACTGAGCTTGTGCAATACCCGCCGCCAAAGCTTTACCGGTATTTATGGCGATTTCAGCCAGTGCCAAAACCTTTGAAAGCTTCGCAAAGGCCGTGTTTTGTTCGCCCATCATGGCGATAGCATCCGAAAGACTGGCGTAAGCTGCTTTTTGAGAATCCACCTTTGCAGTAACAATGGCAGTTTCCGTTTCGGCTTTTGCTTTTTCCGATTCCATACGGCGGGCGTTATATTCCGATTCTGTTTCGCCCTCACGCTTTTTCAGGTTTGCAAGGGCTTCCACTTGCTGAGAGTGCAACAGCTCCAGACGTTCCAATTCGGCGGATGCCTGAGCCTGGCTTAGTTGTGCTTCACTGGCTCCCATTTTGGTGAGCTTTGCAAGCTTCTGGGTGTTCGCCATATCGAGCAAACCCATTTCCGTTTCATAACGGCGGGTAATCTCATCCGCCTGACGTTGTGCGGTTTCAGCTGCTTGCTGCTTTTCAAGGTCTGAAATCTGCTTTGCGTACTTTTCTTTTACCAAAAGCTTTTGTTCCTCAGTCAATTCGGTGTTTTGGAGTTCCATTTTCATTTGATTCTCCAAAGCCTCCAGTTTCAAAGCGTATTCCCGTGCGGTTCCCGATTCAACGGCTGCAAGTTTCAGTTCAATCGTCTTTTGTGCGGTTTCAAGTTCCTTTTTCAAGGCTTCATCGCCCAACTTCTGCAAATCGGCCTCTTTCTGGGCTTCCAGAGCTGCTATTTGGCTGTTAATCGCTTCACGGGCTTTAACGGTCAATTTGGTTTCGCGTTCCAGACGGATTTTGAGGTTTTCAATCTGTCGGTCATAGGAACGTTCTATTTCTGTACGCTGCTTTTCCCTTGCATCCGTTACGAGCTTCAAAAGTTCGTCTTCTGCTTTACGAATTTCAGCGGTTTCTGCGTCACGGGATGCCTGAGCCGCTGCCGCTGCTTCTTTCCGCAACTGGTTAGCCTTGTTTTGCGATTCCTTAGAACGTGAGTTCATTTCGGCCTCCATCTGCGAGACTTCACCGAATAGCGTTGCAAACTCTTTCAAGTCGTCAACGGTTGAGTTTGAAAGCCCCAGTTTGCTGATAGCTTCATCGGCTGTCACTGCACCCGCCGCCATATCCTTAATTAACTGGTTCGCTTGCTCGCTCAGTTCAATTTCACCCAACATGTTAGCCAGTTTCTTTTTGCCTATTTCAACCGCTTCACGTCCCAAAGACATTTCCAAATCAAAAGCCTTTTGGGATGCTGCAATACGTTCGTTTAGGCTCTTTGTCGTATCATCGGCAATTCTCTTTTGTTCTTCGATAACAGCACGACCTGCGGAACGTTTCATATTTAACATGGTTTCCTGCTTTTCCAAGTCTATCAATGCGGCTTTCAGCTCCCACGCCAATTTTGTTTCACGGGCGATTTCGTCACCTATCCCGGTCATAGCTTGCTTGGCTGTATTGGCAGCTCCTACAAAGTCACCAGAAAAGATTTTAACGACCGCATCACCAAGCAAGGAAAGACGGTCTATAATAACATCCACGAAAGTCCCAACGGATGCCATGGCTTTACCGAACAACTCAACGCCCTTTTGAGTCTTGGTAAACATCGCGATAAGGGAACCAAGCAAGACGATGAGCGCACCGATACCAGTTGCAGCAATGGCAGTCTTTACCAAACGAAGCACACCGATAAAAGCGTTACCGCCTTTCGTCACTGCCTCCCATCCACCGGCAAAGTCATGTTTCAAGGTCTGGGCAAACTGCTTTGAAACGATACCCAAACTCTGGAAGGTCATGCCGCCGTTCTTTAGCTCATAAAATGCGTGCTTGATTTCTTCGCGGTAATCACCCACGGTCATTTTCTGTTGTACAAACGCATCAGAATTTCGTTTGATGTAAGCTGTATTTTCGTCAATCTGGGCGTTTAGTTTCTTACGGAGATTGCCGTTTTCATCTTCTGCATCTGTCAGATTTCGCACGGCTTCACGCATTAACCGGTTAGCCTCCTGAGCTTTCGCAATGCTGTTTATTTGCATATTTAAAGCCATTGTTCCCTTGTTGACGGACTCGCTGTGCTGTTTCTCTATCTTTGCCGAATTGTCAATCTCTTTGCGTAATTGTTGACGGGCTGCAACTGAGTTGGAAACGACACGGCGGTTTTCTTCCATCAGAGTAAGCGTTTTTTTAATTTCTTCGGCATTGCCTTTTTCGTCTTCTTTTAGCTCTTTCAATTTAACGCCATAACCCTTGTATGTATCGTTCAACTGGTCAATCTTCTGTGTCAGCTTGACAATCTGATTAACGGTTTCCTCTACATTAATTTTAATAACTACTTGTTCTGCCATATCTTATTAAATTTTTATTAGTTCCGCGGTTGTTTTATTTCCTGAGTTCGTGAGTGACACAATGCCGAAATAGCCTCCAAGCTGTTTAATGTAAACCGGCACGGAATAATCGACATATTTCACGGTGATTTGTGACAAAAGTAGTTCCACCTGCACGACCTTCGCACGCTTGACCGCATCGGCCAGCGGTTGCCAACGTTTCAAAATCTGTGTTGGTGTTAACTCATCGAAGCTCAAATATGCGTCTGTGTCTTCGCTCTCCCCGGCAGGCTGTAGGCAATAAATAGCAGGGGCAACGCTTTCACGGGACCACTCATAAACCTTTTTTTCTTCGTCATATTCCACAGACCACAGAGGCCACCGACCACCGACCAAGTGCATAAACGGCAATTCAATGGCAGTCTTTTCCTTGTCGGCTGTTGGCGATTCCATCGGGAACGATGCAGCGTGCTTTTCGCCATCCTTGTAGGCTATCAGGTTGTTTTGTGCGAAATCACTGAAAGCAAAGTTTATCTTTTTCGGTTCACCGTTGACGTATTGCGACCAGTCCACTGCCTTTTCCTTGTTGGCTTCCAGAATGTGAGGCGTAACAAACCGCACAACCTTTGAACCTTCAAGCGGTGGAATCGGGAAGACACCGCAAATCTGGCAAAGAGCTTTGACGTAATTTATTTTACTGAGCTTTGGCAAATTGGCAGCTATCGACAATTCCATTCCGGCGGTAATCGGTGGTTCAGGATAATTGACAATCAGTTTGTCAATGTACACTTTCAAAACGTCTTGATTGGTACCAAAGAAGACGAAATAAAAGTCAGCTTTTCCAGAAGTTGAAATTTCAACATCTTCGTAGTGATAAACAAAGTTTGTTCCTTGCATCTCAAATCGGGTGTAGTCCAGTTTCTTGTATTCTCTGGAGCTTTCTTTTCCTTCATCGTCATATTCGACCACGCACAAACGAAATGAATCAATCCAGTAAGTCATCAAGCCATCACCTACCATGTGAAAAGATAGTTTAGCATCCCCCTGAGATGTGAGGTTAAAAATCTTTTCATCTGATACCGGGACATTTGCAACAGAAGTCGAAAAACCTTTAATAAAATACGCCGGAGCTTGCACGTGGTCCAGAACTTGAAAATAGCTTTCTTTTACGGACGCGTCAATAATACCCACGCCAGACACCGGTATTTCTAAATCACCCGTTCCAAGCTCAGGCAAAGGAATAGCCAACCGTTTCATAAATTCAAAGGCAGCTTCATCCACTTCGTAGGCAATGCCCGCCGAATCCAGACATTTTTTGAAAATCGTCCGGGCTGCGATGCACGGCGTAAACTGGTCGGTCGCTGCTAAATGGTATTCGTTCTTTTCGGCAAAATCACCGTTTGAGTGAGCGTGAAACATTACTTTTTCCATACATTCTGCGTATGTGTTATAATTTGGAACGGGTTTGCCATCAGTTGAACCGGTAAACGTCATATTCCCCAAATCCAAGTCTGCCAAATCTCCGCCGTCCTTCAAGGCTTCGAGAGAATCCAAACCCCATATTAACAGAAGGGAAAAGGAGCCACTTTCAATGCTTTGGACGTGACACGTGCCACCAAACAGAAACACGCCATTTCGGTAGAACTTGCAAGGGAACTTCATTCGCACCTGGTCCGAATCGGCTGCAACCTGGTTCCCAACACCGAACGCCCGGCGATTTTGCAACGTGTCGGGCGCGGTAATGGTGAAGCTATGGTTTAGCGTGATTTTAGATATAGGTGAAAAGAGATTGGATTTCAATTGTAAAGAAACGGAGTTATCCGGTTTCAAGTCGATTTCAAAAGACTTCTTTTCCCTTTCGTTATAGATTTCCAACTTATCCATTAGAGTGCTTTTTTGATTGTGAACTCAAAATTCTTTTTCTCACGACCGGCCCCAATCTTGTAGGTATTGGCCACTTTTACCCGTTTCCAAGTGTCGCCGATATAGGCTCGGATATTGTCAGCAAATACGATGGTCTTCAAGGCTTCACGTTGTTGGTTGTTAGCCCAAACATAAGCAAGAGTTATCGACTTTTCACCGGTCTTTTCTTCCCTTTCTTCGCCATTGGTGACGTACTTTTGTTTGCTCGCTCCATCGGTCTGGTTATCTACGACTTTAAAAGCTTCGTCATGCAAAAGCCCGTATTTATCAAGCCATTGCACCCGGATTTCACGGCCAGTGATTGCTGCATCTGGTTTCTTCCCGTAAATGACGGTAACGGGTAATCCATGAGTTTCGATATGTTTTTTGTTGGAGTTATACAACTTCACAACAACGGTAGTTTGCATCTGTTGGAACTCGAATAAGTCCACCAACGCAAAGAGCGTTTGAAGGTATTCCGCAATGTCGATTTCCAGAAGGTTGCGGTCTTGGTAAAACTCAAAATCTGCAATGTAGTTACTAACTTCAACGCGTACAAATTCGATTTCGGGCTTTTCTTTCCGGTTTACGGTAAGGATGCACGGGCTAAGGCAGTAACACAAGCCGTCAAGGGTTGCAAAAGAAACAATCTCTTCCGACACATCCGAACGCACGGAGAACGTGGTTACGTTCGTGGCATTGTTTGCAATGAACGACCGAACAAAGAGATATGAGCCATCTTCTTGCTGTTGTGAAAGATTGTACGCGACATTAAAGCGTGTTAGCTGTTTCCCTTCACAAATGCCTATAATGTTTTCAAGTGAAGTCGTGAAATCTATATCTTTATCGTAATACTGGCTTTGCCAAAATTCGCCGGTAATTGTACCATCGTCCAAAAGTTCTGCGACAATCATTTGCACGTGGCTGTAATCAAAAGCTGCTTGTTGGCCACTAAATCCTATCTGAGTGATTGGTAGTGCCTTGAAGTCGATTTCACCAGTTGGATATATGAAATTTCCTACACTTTCGACTGCAAGATAAGCCCTGCCCTCATAGGTTATATCTTCATCAAGTCCAGAGTGTATTGCTGAAATTCTCGTACCAATTTCGAACCCCAACACACGAGCCTTGTTTTGGTCGCTGAGTATTACAGATTTACGGCTATCATCAAAAGTCAAGAGCGTCAGGATTGCCGATGTGGTTAATTCGCTACCGAAACTATCGTAAACGACTTTAACCATAACCGAATAGAAACCCGGCTCAGAAATTGCCGCTAACGATAATTCGCCAGTTTCGCTATCATATTCCAAACCAAAAGAGTTAAGAACTTTTGCAGCATCTTCCGAAGTTTTTCCCATTCCAGAAGCTCGGCATTTATCTGGATAAAAATATAATTTTTGTGCCATGATTTAAAAGTTTAAATTTATCGTTTCGAGTTCTTTAATTACGTAAGCCCCAAGCTTTTCATGTAGCCGTTCAACCGTCTTTTTTATCTCGCTGCTGTAAACGTCTGGATTAGCCACACCGTTAAACGTTCTACCATGTCGGCGTAAGAAGGAACCTTCTGTTTCATGTTTGTGTAATATGGCATAGGTCACGCCCCTGGCTTCTTTCGGGTCCGCTGTAATCTTACGTTGCACCCAGGCATAAATCGGACAGAACGGCGGGCGATGATGCGAACCGATTTCCAGATTAAACAAACCACCACGAGAATAGAGCGTGAAAACGTTCGAATCATTTTCGATGTGCATGCTCTTTCGGGTGGCTCCGACATCCGCTTGCTCGGTCTTTATGATGTTGGCCGCGATGTGGTCTTCCAGTTCTTCCAGTTCATCAATTACTATCTGTTGGATTAGTCGGCTCATAAGCAAACAGCGTTAACGGGTGTGAGTTTCAACGTGATTTCAATGCCAGACAAACACTTGTCGAACTGCTTTACAATGGTAAAATATTCCAAGCTCGTTTCGTCAATAGTTTCAAAACGCTGTGTTTCGTTTAGCGATTTGATAAATTCCAGAGCTTTCGACTTCATTCGGTCGATTATTTCGCTCGTGTGCTCGCTGTTGACGGTCTTTTCGTCAATATCCAGAAACAGCAAGGTTATTTCCTGCGAATCCTTGACGGCCTCGTATCGGATTTCAAACGAGCCTTTTAATGCCGTCAGTTCACAAACTGCGGGTAGTTCGGTATCATCCGCACGAGTAAAGAGGTAGTTAACCTCTTTGTAGGTCCCAAATTTATAGCCCAAACCCAGACTCTTTGCAATAGCTTTAATTATGTCCATGTTATTTATTTTTACTATGATAAATTTTGGTCAATCTCTTTTTATATTCCGCCGTTTCATGCTCGATTTGTAGGGCTTGCCATACCTCCCACGCGGGCAACTGCATGGCATCCGCATAAGTTTTGCCAAATCTTTTTGAGGCGAAATCGACCAGCGAAATCGGGCCGCCAAATTCAGGCACGCCCGCCGCCTTTTCTTCATCGGAAAGCTCAGGGGATAAACTTTCAAAAGCTTCGTTGAGCTTTTCGACCGTCCTTTTGACACCCCACACAAGCCCGATTATTTCGGACGCGTCAAAGCTCGCTACCACTTCATCGGGTAGTTTGTACGGCATCATGATTCGGTAAGTTTCGAATATCAGCGCATCCGGGTTAATGTGCGATAGGTCCAGGTATTGCCCTAGCGTCATGCTGTCCGGATTTGGCACGGCGTGCCCGGCGATAGTTTCCGGGTAAGGCAAAGATTCCGCCCACGCCTCAAAGTTTTCTACATGAGGTAGGATGAGCAATAGTTCGTTTAACGTCCGTTTCATTGTCCTAATTTTTCAATTTCAGATTTAACGTTCTTATTTTCAACCTCAACCGTTACATTTGTACGAAGGTCGCCCGTCACTTCATTTTGAACTCTGTTTTTAAATTCACCGTCTGAAATGTTTATGAGTGCAAAAATCAAAGCTGCGGTTTCTGGTGGGATGAACTTACGGATTATTGTTTCTTTTTTATCACCGTTTGCAAAATATTCCGTTCGCCTTTCCTCAACCTCAAAGCCACAAGCACGCTTCATTAACGCTTCCTCTAATTGTGGCAGAAGTTTTTGTCTCGCCTCCTTTCGAGCTGCTTTTACTTCATCAGCAAAGTCGGGTTTCTTTGCTTTCCATTCGTAAAACTGGCCTTCTGACACGTCACAAGCCTGGCATGCCTCTTTGAAAGTAGAGCCATCCCGGATATGTTGAAGCAATTCATCTTTTATGTCGTTATACTTAGCCATGTTATACCTTAATTTTAAGCAAAAATAGTTCAGTCGTTATTTCACCGGCGATTTCTCAAATAAAAGCTATTCCCACTTTTGCGGGAAATGGTTTCGCGTCATCGAATTTGAAAATGTTCACCTCGTGAAGTTTTTTTCTATTTCTTGACAAATTCAGTCTTTTTTCGGCGAAAATCTTCATGTCGTGAAGATTGGATTTTTCTATTTTGGCATTAATTTGGTAATCGTTTTTGACATCGCTTTAAAGATTCGTATCTGGAAGACGACAAAAACGCATCCGATTTGCATCATTTTGGGTGTTTCGTATTTATCAGCATTAAAAACAACACGTTTTTGCATCAAATTTGGCGGTTTTAGGTTCGTTTATGGCATATCAAATCAGTATATATAATTTAACATTTTCGGAAAGTTATTTACACGCTCAAAAACACCCCCCAAATCAAATTTCAAATTTCCGCTTTTTTATTTGCTTATTCGTAACTTTGTGCTATAGAAATAAGATGAAAAGCGATTGATATTTAGCATATATTAACATATATACAAATCACAATCCCGAATTGTGGACTTTTTTTCGGCCATCTTTGCATTGTCGATGATGATGCAATAATTAGCTAAGACAAGTCGATTTTTTGATATATCCGGAAAGCTCAGGCTTCACCGGACGGCCAAAGCTATGCCGTTTTTTAGTAGATTATTAACTTATTAAATATTTGAGTATGTGTATTTTATCTGATTTATTTTTGAGTTTAGTCGAATGTGCGACTACTTGTGCCATCCTCGCATGGGCGATAGCCATGAGTGTGAGATACTACGACAAGATTGATGAATTGTGTCGGATTGTCTTTGGCTTTGGCTTGGATGATTAAGTTAACGAATATTAAATTTAAAAAGATGTTATAAAACATATAGATTAAAATTCAGAATCCCGAATTGTGGACGGAATTTCGACCATCTTTGCAACAGTGGAACAAATGAAACATTATTAATATATTAAATATTTTTTGAAATGAAAAAGATTCAAATTAGAAAAATCGAAATCAGAAACTTCAAGACTACTGCCTCGCAGATTATCGACAACATCCCTGACGGCGGTTTTGTTGTTGCCGGTCACAATGGCAGTGGAAAGAGTTCCATTCTGGAGGCGATTATGTTCTGCCTCGGCGGTAATGTAGAAGCTCAACGAGTGATTAACCAGACTACTAAAGCTCCGGCCTCGGTGTCACTCACCATTGAACATCCGTACGGCGTTGACACCTACACTCGTACATTAACCCCGACTCTGGACGCATCCGGAAAAATAACCGCTTCGACAAGTAGCTACGTTATTTCAGGTACGCCCAAAAAGAAGACAGAGTATGACATTTGCGTTAATCAGATGTTTGGTACAAAGGATTGGATGTACATGCTTCGCCCCGAAATGAACGCATTTAATAAGGATGCCCGCAATATATTGTTATCCGTGGCCGGTGCTCCCAGTGAATCGGAATTTTTGAAACAGCACAACCCGGCATTAGCTCAGGTAATCGGCACAACCTCTTTCAGTGACTTTGAAGCACGCGAAAAACAAGTGGTCCAGGCCCTAGGGAAAAAGATTGATGCCATCCCCGGACGTATCGAAGAAAATGCCGCCATGTTGCAAGAAATCCCGGAAATGGAAGACGAAGCCCCGATACATGCCCGTATTGCAGAAATCCGTGAAGTACTGAAGGGTGTAGACCAGACCAACGCAGAAAGAGCCGACCAATATAATAAGGTGGCTTGCGATGCTCAAAGCCTAAGAAATGAGGCCCAGAAGCTTCGCAATATGGCGGCTCAGAAGGTGGCAGACGCTAACAAGGCAGCTAACAAGCAAATCGAAGAAGCTGAAAAAATCTGCTTTGAGTGGCGACAGACCTTAAACGGATTTCTCCGTGAGCAAGACCGCATCAAGGCCGAAATGTCGGAAGCTCGACAAGACCAAGCCATGAAGGAAAAACAACTCGCAGACGTTAACGCAGAAATTCAAGTAATAGCTAACCAATGCCGTGAAATATCTGCACGCGTCCCGTCTGCCGATGGGCAGTGCTCCGTGTGTGGTGTGTATTGTGCCCAACTTCAAGCAAAAGGCATCGAAGCGGCAATAGCTGCCAACGGTCAGGAACTCGACCGGACCAAGCAGAAAGGCCGTGCAACCGTAGCCCAACGCGACAAGCTGCAAGCCGATTTGGATAGCATCGCGAAAAAGATTGATTCTTTGATGAGTCAAGAACACTCGATAGAAGCAAAAATCACAGCTTTGTCGCCTGAACCAAAGGCTCCGGAAAGAAAGGTCGTTACAGAAACTCCGGAATCTTTACACTTCATCGGCCAGGCGCAAGACCTTGAACAAACAGCCGAAAGACTCATCAAGGAAAATCGCCTTGACATAGCCCAGAAGCCTACCGAATTGGTGGAAGAGCTTCAACAACTCAACGAAACCTTGACCCGGGGAGCAGCCGCAAGACAAGCCCAGAAGAACAACGACAAGATTAACGCACGCATAGCAGAATTACGCGAAGACGAAAGCGCATTGATTACCACTCAGTTGCAGCACAAGCAGCATTTGGCGATGTTGGCACAATTCCATAAGGAATATGCTAACGAAGTAACCGGAAAATGTAACGATATTTTTAGAAATGCCGAATACTCTGTAATTCTGTTCTCGGAGAATATGGGGAATGAGCGCGGTAGCGTAGTCTTTCAACCTTACAAAAATGGTTCTACGAACTTGTCAACAGCCGAAAGTCTGATATTCGGCAAACTCTTCATTGAAAGGGTGTTAAGTGCTCATTATGGCGTTGTAGCTCCTATCTTGATGGACAATGCGGAGGGTATCGACAGCACTGAAAAGCTCATAAGCAATCATCAGGTAATTGCCACCCGCGTAGAACGTCACGAATTGACAATCACGAACATAGAATAATCAATATAATTAACATTTAGACCCGGACCGGCCTGGGTAGAGCCGGTGCAACATGGAAAATAAGACATACGAATTATCAGTAGTGGGTCAGCAGGAAAAGCGCTTTGAACTCGCAATGCGTACCGCTAAGGCGTACAATTCAAGTACAATGGTTCCAATGAATTACCGCGGCCAAGAAAACTTGGGTAACTGTGTGATTGCGTGCGATATGGCCGCGCGTATGGGTGTTAGCCCGATGGCAGTGATGCAGAACATGGCGGTCGTGCAGGGTCGCCCAT